AGGTAATTCCTTTGGTATTACATTACGAGCTTGTTGATAAATATGTTCGCATTTTTGGTAGTGCTTGGCTAATGGAATTAATTTATTAACCTTTGGATAATCCGTATGGTGAGAATAAAAGTATGTATGTGCTTGTGTTTCCGAGGGTATATACGTAGGGTTGAGGATGGATAGGTCGCACAAGCTTTTGATAGGAAAATAATACAATGCTGTCTTCTTATCACGCACCCACACCTTATTTATTTTTTGTAGTAATGCGTCTATAGTTGTCTTATTAAGCGAGGATGTCTCGCTATGGTCAACGCATAACATATAACCCTTTGTGTCGTTAAACGGTCTTATATACACTAAAGACACGTTATTTAAAGCAGGATGTATGTTATCGTGGCATGGAATTATCTCTACGAATGCTTCCGCTATCGTTTTGTGAGTTAAATACTCCAGTGCTTCTTCCGTTTCTATTATCCAAAACATAACCTTGATTTACTCCGTTAATATACGAAGCCAAGATTGTAATTCCAAGTTTAATAACCTCCTCCTCCACCACCTATGTTAATATTACTAGGGGTATAAGTGAGTTGTGTTGGTGTTATATTGCTACCGGAGATAGGAATAGACATTGAAGTTTGGATTCTAGGAATAATATTATCGTTTATTGGAAATAAATTTCCATGAGGTTCTTTAGTGTGAGTTTTACCTATCATAGGTCCTATACTATCATGGATGTGATAATCTCCTATATAGTTTTGTCCATTAGCGGTTTTAAATTCTCCACCAGCTGTATATAAATTAGATACTTCTGTGTATCTATAAAATTGAAGAAATCCTCCTGACACTTGTATATAATAACTAAAACCAGGTAAACTATAATCCAATTCAGCTAAAGCCACTATGTTCCTATTAATTTGTTCTACTTTTGATTTTTCACCTCGTAGTTCCCAAGGAATAGAAACAACATAATACAATTCCCAATAATATTCAGTATTGTTTTGAAGTAACTTATCATAAGTGTTTTTATTAATTTCTATAAAAATTAGATCATTAATTTGTTTAGCAAAATACCTTTGAAATTCGCCTAATTCATAATCTTGGGATGAAGGATTTGGGTAATAGGGAGTTGGTAATTTTTTATCATTTGGACTACCACCAACAATTCTTAAATAATCATCAGCTTGTAAATCATCCTCATTAGTAATAGTAACTACAAGTGAATCTTGACTTACATCAGTTTTTAATTCATATTTAATTAATTCTTGGGAAACACCATCGTTTTGGTTTCTACCAGTAAAATAAGTTCCGTTATATAAACTATAATAATACCCAATATACGGTAAACCAGTATTTTTAATAATATACTCACCACCGGAGGTGTATAAATCTGTAATTATTCTATTTTTAGGATAATATGGCATTATTTTTTAGGTTTGATTTGTTGGGCTTTGTTTCCTAAAAATGATAAATCTAAATTAAGTGGTGAATTTACATTTTCTTGAGTTCTATGACCTTTAGAAGATACAGTTAAACTATTTAATTTTGTAGTCCAAACATTATTTTTTATAGAATGAGATATACCTTTAATTAAAAAATCAACTTTACCATCTGTTCTTAATCCTGCGGCTTCAATTGTTGGTCTATAACTATAAGGAAATATTTTTTCTTCTACAGCAAAACGTTGATAATTCACCATTCCTGAAAGCCCATCCATTTCCAATGAAAGATCAAAAGGTATAAAGAATGGAGATGGTTGTATTTCTTTTTCGGCTGAGTCTCCTACTACATACAATGAAATGTCTCTGTTTATTGATCTTAATGTATCAATATTATCTTTTTGATATGATAAATCTTTATATGTTTCTTTAAGAATACTATACATTTTTAGCATAGATTGTTGAAATATAACTTCAGGAGAATCAGATTGGCCTTTAACTTTTGCTGATAATGTAGCAGGGTCTAATTTATACCTAATAATTCTATCATTTAATCCGGAATTAAGTTTAGATAATCCTGTAAAGTTTTCTCCAACAATGTTTCCAGATGCTTGAGCACTAATAGTAGCCATAGCTGCCATATTTGGAGGTAATTGAACTTGGAAATCAACATTTCGTAAAAAACTACCTTCTCCTGTTCCTCCAGTTCCTATATTAACTCCAAAAGATTTAAATACCGCAACGTTTGGTTCTTCAATATTTCCACGTTTTAAAATATTATCGTCTATAATTTGTACTGTATTTTCTTCAGCAGAATATATAGCTTGTAATTTATTAACATTACCTAAAGTATCATTAATGTTATTACATAAATCATTTAAATACTTTAATAAATTTACTTTACCATTTGTATCAACATTATTAGCTAATACTTTGGCACAAAAATCAATGTTTACTCTAATATTCATTACATTACCTTGAAAAGAATTTCCCTTTACAAAATAATCACTTAAATTAGGACCAGGGCTATCATTAATAAAAAAATTCCATCCATTTCCTTTTTCGTCTAAACACTTCATAGGAATTAAACATACAAAAGGATCTGAAGATATTTGGGTAGGAAAATTTAAGCAACGATTATTAACACCTGTATCGATAGTAAACATTGGAGAAGCATTTGGAGGGAGGGGGGGTAAATTATCTAAAAAGTTTTTAGTTTGTTTTTGGGTAGGAGTTGGTTGTTTTTGGGTGGTTTTTGGATTAGGATTATTAGATTTTGTATTTTTTAATTTTTCGGCTTCAGCTTTAGCTTTTACTATATTTTCTTGTTGAGTTTTATTTAAGTTAGCAAAGTCCTGAGAGCCTACTGATGGGGCTCCTGAGGTTGTTGTTTGTTGAATAGGGGTTATATCATAAAATAATAGATTACCAGTAATCCAATCTAACAAATGTCCTAATCTAACATAATATTGAGTAAAACCATGTTCAGAAACACCTGTTTCTCCAGAGTTCATAGATTTAGCTTTATATTGTAAAGTGCAAAAATTCTTAGTATTTTCATCCTTACTATCAATACCATTAAAATTTTTGTCTTTATTTAGAGCATCAATCCAACCCCACAAAATAGCATTTAATTTAGTTTTACTAGCACTTTCTTTAGCTGCTTGGGGAGCTATTTCTTCTCTTTCCTTTCCAGCTTCTACAACACGAGTAGCATCTCTAAATGCTCTGTCGGCTGCTTCTTTTTGTTTATCTAAGGCTTCTCTAGATTTAGTTTTATCATCAATTAATTTTTGGGTATCTCCTTGTTTTTTTACTTGGTCTTTATAATGTCCTGCTAATTCAAGCAATGCATTGTATTTAATTCCACTAGATTCAAGTAAACCATATATTGTGATGGAAATACGTTGGTTAGGTTGTGCTTGAAAAACACTAACTTTACCTCCATCATACCCCTTTTCTCCAATATTTAGATATTTCGTAACATAATTTTTGTATTCGGGATTTGTAAAAATACCAAAGGCATCTGATTCAATGTATTGTGATGGATATGGACCACTAGTAGGAACTTCACTAAAAATTTCATAATCTTTTCCATTTAATTTAAATTTTCCATTTTCAGAATCTAAGTCACTTTGTGATACTTCTTTTTGAGAAGCTCTGTCTTTATATTTAACCCACTTTGTGTTTAATATCTGATATTCTTCTTCGGTTGTTGGTTGAGTAGCAAAAAAGGATAATTTATTATAATCAGGAATACTATCATATATTTTTTGATAGTCTTCTTGGTTTTTAGCACTTTCTTTTGATTGTTTTTCTAAATCACTACTAGCTCCAGTAGATGCACTATCTAATTCATTTTGTTTAGCTATAAAACTATTTTCAGATGCTTTTTGTTGAGCTGCGATTTTGTTTCCTTTGTCTGTAAGAACTTGTGATGGTGATTTTGGAGCTCCTTCAATATTAATGGATTGGTTAATTTTCATAGATTCAATAACATCACCCATTCCAATTAAAGTTAAGGTAATATCATAAGAACCATCACTGTTAAATTTCCAGCTAAAGTTAGTAATTTTACCTAACATAGCATCGTAATTAAATGCGGATTTAGATCTTTCGGATTTTATAGCAGTTAAAATTTCATTTTGGTTTGAATTTTTTTCTTGGGATTGTGTTTTAGTATATCCAAAAAATAAATTAATAGGATCTGTAAAATATTCTGCTCTATTTTTTAAATCTCCTTTATTATCTATGTAAATATTATGTCCCCATTCAAGTAACATTGTATAACCAATTCTAAAGTATAATAAATCAAACACTTGAAGTTGTTCTACTGAAAATACTTTGCAATTTATTGTTGCTTTTTGTAAGGCACCTCGGTTATAATAAGTTACATCAGCACCTTCAATACCTGGCATAGGTCTATAGCCTTGTTGTAATCCTCCCCACCCATAGGCTGATGTAAATATATTAGTTTGATTAAATGGGTCTCCTACACCTTGAGGAAAGTAAGGTGTGGCATTTAATCCACTTCCTATAGTTATAGGTGGGTTCCATTTATCTTTTATATTAGAAACACCAGCAAATAAAATTGAGGATTTTGCTAATAAATCTCCTTTTAAAGATGGGGGTAAACCTCTATCAGTTAAAATTTGTTCTGCGTTGATTAAAGGAATATCTTTAGTTAATGATCCAGTTTGTGTAAGAGGTCCAAAAACATTACGAGGTAATTCATCTTCTATATTTACGGAAGATGCTAATCTTAAAAAAGCAGATTTATTATTTTGCCAAATAATGTGTTTGTCTTGTTTAGGATTTTCTCCTAAAAATTCTTGCCTTTTATTTATTTGATCTGTAACCTCTGGAAGGAATGGTGTTCCTGTAATATTACCCATATTATGTATTATTTAATAAGTAAAACTGATTAACTATTGATGATATATTTTGTGGTATTCTAATTTCTGTTCCTTCTAGTATAAATAAAGAACTCATATTAATTTTATCAGGATTGGCTATAGATATAATCCAATACAATGTTGAATCACCATAAAATTGTTGTGCTAATAAATCTAACCTATCACCATCTGTTGTGATAGCATATATGTCACTTGTAGATAATGGAACCTCGGGATATTTAGTTGTTCCATAAAAAGGAAATGATAACCTTCCTAATTTAGTAGCTATATTGTAAATGCTTGTATTTGAATATCTATTAGCCATTTAGGGAAAAAGTGGGGTTCCAGTTGGTAAAGGGGGTGTTGTTAATGGGGGAGTTGTTGCTGATATTACGGGATCTGCTACTTTAATTGGAGGCATATTTGGGACTTGATATTTTCCTAAACTATATCCATATCCTCCTTTAGTAGCAGGTTGTTTATAGCTTTTACCAAAACTAATAAACGGAGCATCATTATCTGTTCCATTTCCACTCCTAACAAATTTTTCACTAACTGTTTTAGGAATAAAATCGTGAATTGGGGTAAAACTAAATCCAGAAACTTCTATTAATTTAGGCATTACCCATCCTCCAGTATCCGCATCCTTAATAGTTGTAGGATTTCCTAAAGCATTTTTTGCTATATCCCAACCTGCATCATCATTTTGTGTGTATGATATACCTTGTATTATACCAGGAACATCTACTAAATAATCTCCTAAAGTTAATCTAACTAAATTACCTCTCATAAATCCTTGATTAATTCCACCAGTGGAAACATAATCAGGAGCCATTAAAGAGGCAAGGTAATTTAATTTACTATAAACAGAACTTTGTTCATATTTAGACATTACTGGGATTTGAAATTTGAAATTAATATCTCTTGAAAATCCATTATAATAATAAAAATTTTCTCCTCTACCCATATATTTGTGAGAACCCCAATCTGCTTTAAAATTATCGCTTAAACCACTTATGTAAGATCTAAAATGAATATAAGTATTATTTCCAGATCCGTCATTATTAATTTTAGAAATATAAAAATTTACAGTATCTTTTAAATTTGCTGCTGTTGGGTTATTTGGTTGATTAGCAATATATAAAGGTTGATAAGTAATATTATCTATTAAAGCAGAAGGTGTTGCTGTTTTTCTTACACTATTTAATTGATAAGTATTACCTTCTCTATATAACGATTCTCTAGGAATATTAGTAGTATCACTACGTTTTCCAAATTTAAAAGTTACATTAGGGAAATGGTTACCTACACCAACACCAGCAACGTTTGTTAAAATAGATAATGGATTATACTCTATAGGCCATAAAGCAGGATCATCACCATACAATTGTTTGTTTTGACCCATTATCAATCCTTGCTGTTTAGCAATGAATTGTAAACCTTGTGGGGTAAGTAAAAATCTACCTATTCGACTTAAGTCATTAGCAATACTTTCACCTAATAAAGAACCTCCTCTAGTTAATTGATCAACACCACCTGTTTGTCCAATTAAACTTTCTCTACCGAATTTTGCTTCTGGTAGAGATGGTCCGTTAGGTGTTGGAAATTTAATAAATGGTTGAACACTAGACCCTCCATCGAATCTATCCTTACCGTATTTTAACGATTTGAGATCGGTCTGTTGTGTAAGTAAACCCATTTATTAGATTCTACCACCTTGATTTTCTGGAGCGTTGTTTTTGTAGGCTGATTTAGGAGTTTTGCCATCCAAATCTAATGTGGATTTAGATAATAAACCAGTTAATTTAGAGGTTTGAGTATCTTTGTAAGTTGTTTTTGGATTTTTACCATCTAAATTAGTAAATGTAGATCCTTTTTTAGTTAATAAGTCTAATAGTGCCATAGTTATGTTTTGTTATAAATATTATGTTATTGAGTTTTGTAACTTGTTAATGCTAAAGTTGAACCTACTTTATTACCATCAATAAATACTCCTCCTTCTTTAGAAAGAATAGATTGTAATATAGATTTTATAGCTTGCATTTCTGATACTAAAGCCGAATTATCGGATCCTTCTGATCTGTTAGATTTTTTCTTTCCAAATAAATCAGTGCCTGCTATTACTGTATCATCAGCATTTAATGATATTTGGTCTTTACCAGCAAATAATGTTCGTTGGTTTGGACCAGACATAACATCATTTCCTTTTACTTTATTATACAACATCATACCTCCAGCTACTGCTGCACCTAAAGCAGCAACAGCTAAAACAGGTCCAACAAAAGGAATACCAGCAACTGCTTTAGCAGCGTTAGCAGCATAATCATATACTGTAGTTAAAAGTCCTCTTAATTTAGCTCCAAGTCCTTTATTTTCTTTTACGGTATTTTTATCAATTTCTTGACCTTCTTTCTTTTTAACTGCAACTTGACTTATTCCTAAAGCTTGTTTTATACGAGCTTGTGCTATTTGAAGAACATTCATATCTTTTAATTTCTTTTGTCCCCCTAATTCTTTTATAGTTGCTTTATTTAAACCATTTGCTAAATTATTTTTTATTTTATAATAACCTATTAATAGTAATATAGCAGTTGCAATACCACCTAATAAAGCTTTTGTTACATTTAGATCTTTATTTCCTTTAGTAAATAATTTAAAAAATTGTCCAATTGAACTTGTAATAAAAGTAACAGTTTTAAGTATACCTTTAAAAACACTCCAAATAATAGGACCAGCACCTGTTGCAAAATCCATTAAAGCCCCAACTATTTGTTTAATTATAGGTCTTATTTCTGTAAAAACGTTATGGATTTTGTCTGTAATGCTATTCATATTTCCTAATTTATCTGTTCCTTTTTCAAAACTATCTACAATATCAAAAAATATGTCTGATATTCCCTTAAATACTTCTTCTAGAATAGGTCCAAATTTTTCTGCCATTCTAGCCATAAACTTATTCATTTTTTCTAAAGTTTCGGCTGATTTCATATATATAGCATCCTTTGCTTCTTCACGTGCTTGAATTTTTTCCTGCATTGAAGCTTGAGAAGTCATGGCATCTAAGCTTTTCTTTTGAACCTCTAATAATTGTTGATTTTCTGATTTGTTGGCTTTACTACCTGCTAAAGTATTTGCTAATTCTTCACTGCTCATACCTATAGCTTTTGCTGCTGCTTCTTGTTGAATTACGTTCATTTTCTGGAAGTCAGCAACTGAACCATAGTTTTTAGCTATTTCATCCATTAAACCACTAACATCATGATTTAATGCTGCTTCTCTTGCTTTTTCAAGATTTAAATCTTTACCAGTAAGCAATTCAGCTTCCATTTCAGCCGCTATTGAATCTTCAATATTTAATAAACTTTGAGATATACCTTTTACTTTTTCTAATTCAAATCCTAATGATTTTGCTTTAACAAAAGCTTTAGTTAAACCTTCAGCTGAACCACCAAAATTAAGTTTCATTTCATTTGATTGTTTAGAAACTCCTACCATAACTTCTTTCATACTAATATTTACTTTATTAGCTATAATAGAAGATCTAGCAGTATCAGCCATTTTAGTAGCTACTACTCCAGCATCTTGGCCTGTTAATTTAGCCATTTGCCTCATTTGCTCTAAACTTTCAGCTGACATACCAGCAAACACATTTAATTTCATAAATGTTTTTAAGGTATTGTCACTTTGTTTTTCAACACCACTCATAGCCCCATAAATAGCTTCTGCGGACTTTGTAGCCATACCAGTTGTCATACCCATAGCACTACCCATGGATCTTGCTGCTGCTGCTACTCCTTCGGCTTTACCTTGAGATATGCCTAATGTTCTAGCTAATCCAGTTGACTCCTCACTAAGTCTAGTCATAGCTCTTAAACCTGCTTCAGCATTTTCTTTAAATTTCTCAATACCTTTTTTTACTAAAGACACTGCCATACCAAGTAAAGCTAAAGGACCTAAAGCAGACTTTAAAGCGGCTCCAAATGAAGCTGCTGCTACTCTCATTTTACCAAATACTCCTAATGTTTTCTTTCCACCATCAGTTAAGGCATAAGTCATTTCTTCTGCTTTCTTTTTAGCAGCATCTAATCCTAATTTTTGAGATAAATTTCCAAAACCTAATTTATTTAAAGCATTAGATGTTCCTCCAATAATTGAAGTAAATAGACTTTGGGATTTTGCTAAATTCTTCTGTTGTTGTTCTTGTTCTCTTAAATACTCAAGATTTTTTTCTAATGCTTCAGCTGTTTCCTCTGTAATCTGGTATTGTCTTTCTTCGGCTGTAAGATTTTCAATTTGGGTTGCAAGAGATTGTCTGCGGGATATAATTTGTCGGGCTAAAGTATCGGCTTGTTCTTTAGCACCTTTAACACCTGCAGCTTCTTTTTCTCTTAACCCTTTTAATAGTTCGTTAGAATTACTTAAACCTTTTTCTTGGTTTTTAATAAATTGGAGGCGTTGCATTCCTTTATCTCCAATACTACTTTCAAGTGTTTTTTGTTGAATTAAAATATCATTTTGTAATTTTGAATTTTTTGCTATGTCTTTTTGAACACCACCTAGTGATGTATACTCTGCTGAAAGATTTTTAGTTAAAGCAACGGCTTGTTTAGTTAAATCTACGGATAATTTATCTTGGGTATATTTTTCTTTTGAATTTTTATACAAAAACTGCATTTGATCCGTTAACTTAGCAGTTAAGCTAAGAGATTCAGCTAACGCTTCGTTAGATTCTTCAAGATTTTTTTTCCTTATTTCTTCTATATCTGCCATAAAAAGGTATTACGGGTATAAATATTAAAGGGCATCATTTTTTTGATGCCCCTACATAATGAGATGGTAATATTACTTTTGCTTGATTTGGGTTTGAAAAATCTATTTTACTTGATGTTGATGATTGGTTTGATTCTTCTTGAGCTTTATTTTCCTTTTCAATAGAATTAGCTATAAAATTATATGTAGTGTTTCTTAACCAAACAGGCATGTTATAAATAGTTTCATAATCATAACCTCCTCTTCCATAAAATACAATTTCATGTATCTGTTTAAACAAATACATTCTATACTCAAGCGTCAGGCCAAAAAAATTGAACCTGTAAAGGTATGGAAACCTCCTCTTCTCCATTATCCGTAAGGTGGTTAAATACCATTTTAATGTCTGGATTGATGGATTTTAAATAAGTTCTAAATGATGATGAATCGCGTGCTAAGAAATAATTATCAACAAAATCACGTATAGATTTTTTATCTTCATCACCTTCTACTGATAAGATTTGATGTTTTAAACGAGTAGATAAATCGGGTGAACCTGTTTTATTTATTTTTTTAAGACCTTTTATTTCAGCATCAATAGCTTTTTCATCTTTACCAGTTAATAACTTAAAGGTAATTTTTGTTCCTGAATGGGGTAATGTATATTCAAATGAATTTACTCCTTTTTCTATTTTATCTTCATCTAATTCTATAGAAGAAAGATTAGATAAATCTACTGTAACTTCTTCACCTTCATAAGTAAAAGTATAATCTTGACCATAACCTAATACACGAGCGGCAACCATAATTGCGTTTTTATCACCAATTAATAAATCATCAAAATCAAATTTAGTAACAATTAATGATTGTAATAATTTATCAATTACAACTCCTTGTTTAAGATAATTTTGATTTGTTAAAATATCTTCTTCCCTTGCGGTCATATATTTTAACTCAATTTTGCCTGTGGAAAGAGGATGACCTTCAGGATACAATAACCCTTTTGAGGGTAAATCTACCATTTCGGTAGGAAATTTTATTTTATTTTCTATCATAATCTATTTTTAATAACTTTATTGTCCCATATAAATATATAAGAAAAAAAGAAGCTCGCAAAAAATGCAAGCTTTCTTTAATTTATTTTTAGTTTTAATTAGAAATTCAATACGCAGTAATCCATACCAATTGTTATTGATAAGTTAACAGCTGCGTTTTCAGTATCCCAGTTATATTCACCGAAGTTACCACCTTTAATAAACGCACCTTTAATCACCCACTCAGAAACGATATCACCTACAGGACCTAATATGTTAATAGTTAAATCTTTTTTATACATATCAGAATAACCATCACGGCCAGTTACTGATTCGTGGTGCAAACGTAGCCATTCCATTGTTGCTTGAGCACCTGAAGGAGTAATAGGATCAAATAAAGTCATAGTTAAATCACTCCATTTAGTTTTACCTTTTACTTTTGAGTAAACGTTTATATGGTTAAGAACCACTTCACCTTGTTCGAACGTCACGGCTGAGATTGCTTTAATAATATACGATGGAAAACCATCTACATACATAATGAAGCGGTTAGGTTGCTTTGGTTCGAAAGCTGTGAAAAATATTTCGTTAGGATTTAAAATTGCCATTTTATTTATTTTGTTTTGTTATAAATATTCCGTTTTTAAAAAATTATGCAGGGAAAGTAGCTCCTGTAGGTAAAATGTTGAAATCTAAATAAATGAATTCAGCAGTTTTGGTAGGTTGTAAGTAAATCTGTCCGATTAACTGGTTCCTATCAATTGTTTCTGCACTATTATTTGAATCATCCATAATTACTTTAAAAGCATACAAACCTTGTTGTTGTTGAACTGATGCTAAGTATGGGTTAACTTGAGAAGTAAAACTAGTACGAGTAGCAATTGTATTTTGTTCAAACACTAACGTATTAGCAATTTCACTAATTTTAGTTTTAAGAGCAATCAACAAACGACGAACATTTACTCTATCAAGTGCAGATGCTGTAGTTTGTAATGTCTTTTGACCATATACTACAACTCCAGTACCTGGGAAAGTAGCGATTGGGTTAACTTTATTTTGATATAAGTTATTTCTATCTGTTTGAGTTAATTTCTTTTCTGTTCTAACAGCATTTAAAATTCCACCTCTAGTTAAACCAGCAGGAGCAAACCAAGGAGCTGATAAATTATCATTCTGGATATAAACTGAAGGAATCATTGTTGAAGCTGGAACCCAAGCAAAATCACCTGTAAGAGGATCTACTGTTTGAATCCAAGGCCAATAAGTAGCAGCGTATGAAGTATCTAAGGTATTTGCAACACCTGTAGTAGTACTAACACTATTTCCATATAATGACATATCAACTACAGCAATATTATCACCTCTGTTTTGAGTATTATTAATTAAATTAACTAATTGAGTTTTACCATTTGCATTACCATAAGTCAAACCAGGAGCAATAATAACGTTATAATTATATTCATCAGCATTAGACATTAAACTAATTGAAGTAGAATATGCTGTTGCTGGAAGACCTTGAATGTTAGTATCGGTAATATCATTATAATATTTAGCTCCTCCTCCATAAAATAATTCACCCACTGCCGCTCCAAATGAACCACTTTGGTTTGCTGGAATAGAACCAGTATAAATGTCTTGAGGTTGACCTACATTATTAAAATAATTTGGAGTTTTTAAAGGTACAGATGCTACAGTAACATAATTACTTCTATTAGGATAATTACCTGATGAAGTAATATAAGTAGCTGTACTGTCACCTAAACCAAAGGTTGTACTACCAAGTGTTTTTTCAATATAGTTAGGAGCTGTAGGATCTAATGATAAGTTAGTCCAAGTTTCTAAATATTTCGGATTACTTGTAGTATCATTACCTTGACGAATTAATAAAGTAAAGGTTCCTGAAGAAGTATTAGCGTTTGTTATTTGCCATCTCACATTAAGTGTTGAACCTGATGCTAATGAACCACTTGCATCTAATGAACTTGAACTATTTTGGTTAGAACCATAACTCAATGTTTGAAGAATAAATGGAGAGGTTGCTGTTGCTGGACCTCCAGCTGAACCTGTAAGCATTAATGATGAAGTTGCCGGTCTAAAAGTAGACGATCCTGATGCTACCCTTGTTACCCATAAACTAGTTCCTCCATTTTGGAAGTAATTAAAAGCTGCAGTTGAAGTAAAATAAGTATATTGAGAAGAACCACTAATAAAAGCTCCACCAAAATATGTTAAATACTGATTAAAACTGGTAATTAATCTTGGATAATCGGGTTGACCTTTTACAGTTGGACCAAGAAGCGCAGCACCAGCAGGTGCAGGAACATTGGTGATCTGTGAGCTATCGTTTTCTCGTGCTAATACGCCAGGAGATAAAAGTGTTTCTGCCATTTTCTAATTTGTTTTATTTGTTTATAAATATGTAAAAAATATTCAAAAGTTTAATAATAAAAACAATTAATTAAAAACCTTTACAATAATAAATATGTTAAAAAATATAAAAATTAAATATATGTTCCTGTAAATATAACTGTTCCTGTATCATTTGGACCTCCTGTAATTAATACCTGGCCACTAGAAGATACGTTAACTTTAAGTATTGAAAGATTTGTTGTGTATGGTGGTCCGGGAGTAGTGTCTACGGTTACTGATGATGTAAATGGAGTAAATGTTGTAGGGTATGCGGCATTAATCCATACATTATCACCTAATGCTTTACCTAATAAAACAGTAAATATACTACTTGTAGCAGCTCCATTAGTCATAGTTACTTTACCTGCTATAAATTTAAAATTACCATTAACAACATTTGTTCCATTGTCATAAGACTGATTATTAACTTGTGTTGCAGTTGATGTTAAGGCATGGGAAGCAGTAGTAGCAAAAGAAGCAGTAACTGTTAGATTATTATTAGTAGCATTATATTCTAAAAGAGATGCTATTTTAGGCATATAAGTACCTGATCCTTCAACAAAAGTTAAATAATGAGTACTTCCACCCGTAATAGCAGTTGTTATTTTAGAAGCAGATGCTGCTAAGGTAGCAGCATTAGCATTAGTTATACTACCTGTTAGACTTAATCCAGTAATATTTTGTGATCCTGTGCCAAAAGCTTCAAATAGTTGTAAAACATCAGATGCTTGTATTGTATTACCATTTATTACGTTTGATGGGTTTAAAGTTGCCATATTTTATTTATTAATAAATATTAAGGGTTTTATGAATTGACACAATTACTTGCTCAGGTTTAATAGTTTTTGTACATTCAAAATGTCTTGGTGTGTCTTTATGCTCAGGGCACCATTCCCAATCACCAGGATTTAGCCAATGGGTATTAAAACATCCTGTACATACATTAGGGTCATAATTAAATACACGTTCGCAATCTAAAAATTCAGTATAAGGTTCACTAAATCCTGAAATCATTATTACTGGTGTTCCTATTGACCATGCTAACCAAGACAATCCACTACCAACTCCAATAAAGGCATCAGCATATTTCATGTCAATCATTCTATCCTCAATTGGATAATTACCTGTTTTATTAATTACTCCTTTTAATGTTCCTCCAAGTTTTGAATCATGCCAAGTATCTCCTAATTTTTCACTTGTAATCATTACTACTTTATAACC